TTCTTAATCGCGGTGTCCGCGAGTTCAGACTCGGATCTTGGGGTGGCGTTGGACCAGATTGACGAATACTCGAGCCCCTCAACCTCGCCATGCTCAATCTCATGGGCAAACAGGATCACGTCCTCCCAACGGTTACCCCAGGCCACCTGAGAATCCTCAATCCGCGTGGAAAAACGTGCCTCCGCTGCCTTCTGGGCCTCGCCTGACGGGAAATCCCCCTCAGTAATGAAGAAATAGTGCAGGGGCGTACCGGAAACCCTTGCAATTGACGCCCAAAACTTCTCCTGAACCCTCAAGAACTGCCCAAGATCCGTAGCATCGAACTGACCAACCTTGGCGTCCTCGTTCGGAATCGCCATCATGCGGTCAACTCCGTAACTCTGCATCGTCGCGTCCCTGGGCTGACCCGTCTCCTCGTCCAGATCCACCTCCATGCCGATGATATACCGCTGCTTAAATGAAGCGAACTCCATAGCAATCAGCATGTCCATCACTGCCTTGTTAAGGGCGTCCTGGATTGGGATGACGTCCTTGAGGTCTGAACGCCCGAAGGAGTTCTCTGCGCCTCGTGCGAAGTGGAAAACAGGGACACGCATGTAGGGATTGGCAATTTCATCTGTGAGTACGAAGTCAGTTGCCTGCTCAGGAAAAAAGTGCGAGGTTGTCTTGCTCTCATACTTGCAAACTGAGTCTTGTGTGAAGACGTTGATTCTCCAGACACCTGCGATTCCATCAAACCATTTCTTAGACGCACGATAAACCACTCCCTGCTGGTTCGGATCGTACTGAACAGATACCTCGTTAGCAATCTGAGGCCAGATGCCGGCTGTCCCATCGTCGTTCGGCCAGACAAGGACGTAGGCATCGCCCATTATCGTCGCCTCCCTGTGGACGTCCTTCGACCTCAGGTCCATGCGGTTGCGAGTCCAGATGTCCCATGCCATCTGCCCGTGGTCATCAACAATAAGAGTACGCTTGCGGCCTGGCATCCCTGGAATAACAGAAGGAACCTCCTTCTGCTCTAGAACGGCATCTGACGAACGAAAACCCAGTAGCTTAAGCCGGTCGACAAGACTATCCACAACAGCAGGGCAAGAGTTTTCAGCAAACTCACGAAAAAGATTACCAAAACTCTCCTTAAACTTGTCCGTCGCAAAAGCGAGGCGGTGGTTGCCCTCGTAGTAATTCCAGTAGAGAGAATAACGGCGCATCCTCTCTGATGGCTTGTACTGAGCAACAGCCCACTCTAGGTCGTCATACTCTGCCATATTCTCCTACCAGGTAACGAGTTTGCCACTGCGTGCTGTGAGGTCCTGGTAGGCGCCTGACAACGCATCTACCATATCGTCGTGCTTGCCGAAGGGGAAGTGCTGAACCTCATGCAGAAACTCTCTATTCCACGGCGCTTTAATAATAAACACCTCTCCGCGTTCTGTGGCCGCTGCAACTGTATCAGCGCGGAGCATCTTAGAACCTGTTGAGGGGATGGCGCGGAAGTTGGCACCGCGAAATATCCTCTGCGCTAGGTGTCTTGCGTACAACTTTCCCTGGGAACCTGGTTCTCTCTCAACTGTAAACTTAATGTTAGAACCGTAACGCAGCCTATCATTCCGGAGAGTTTTATGCAACAGGCGTTCTACTCCCTCAGGAGACGTCCTGTCTCTCACAATGTCAAGGATGTAGTAATTTCCGTCCTCGTGCAGCCCGAGGAGGAGCCCGACTGTGTAATCAGGATCCTCACCTGGTTTCGCTTCTGTTGCTGCGAGGTCCCAGCGTCTTACGAGTTTCTTAAACTTGCCACCTGGGTTCGGAACCTGCGAGAAGTTAGACGCCGTGAAAAGACCGCCCTCTTTCGGAACTGGGCGCTGTTGATACAAGGCGGTCCAGGTTGCTGTACGCATGAGGGGCTTGAGTTTTTCCTTCGGCCAACGCTCTGGAAACAAAGCGTCTCCTGGTTGCCTGCCGAGGGGGTCAGGATCTGGAAACTCGTCGTCGGGTTCCTCTGCAATAGCAGGTAGGCGAACACGAAGAAAGCGATCTCCATCCGGGTCGTAAAGGTGGTGAGTTTCTCCTTCACGCGAGTCCCCCTGGACAGCGAGGAGTCGACCGATTATGTCGTCCTCGTGCCAGCGGGTCCCGATTACAAAAATTACTCCGTCTGGTTCCAGGCGAGTACGGAAAGTCGTCTTCCACCATTCCCACAACCTTTCTCGCATGAGTTCAGAGTTTGCCTCTTGGGCGTTCTTCACAAGGTCGTCAGCGATAAGAACATTCGCGCCCTTACCCGTGATACCACCGCCTGCGCCTGCGGTGAACATTCCGCCCTTGTGCCCCTTGATATCCCATGCGTCCATGGCAGACGCTTTCTGGTTAACTTCTACCCCAAACGCTTCCTTGCCGTATTCCGTGAGCGTATCCCTTGCCTTCTTGCCCCATGTGGAGGCAAAGGTAGCTTCGTAGGATGCCAGAATGATACGGTCGTCCGGCCGCGTCCCGAGGTACCACGCTGGGTTGTAGTGCGAACACAACTCTGACTTCCCGTGCCGTGGGGGTTCTTCGACAATGACCCCCACATAACCCAACTCGCGGTAGACACCAGCATAAAGGTCAACCAGAATCTGGTCCAGATAGTCAACGTGACGAGCGTGGATCCAGCGTGAGTCAGCTGGAGTGAGAGGACTCCCGTCCTTCTTCTCCGTCTTCGGCAAGTTCGCGTATATCGCCAGGCCTGAGGGTGACATCTGCGCCACCTGAGGCCAACTGACGGAGGAGGTTTCGGGAAAGTTCTCTTGCTGAGGCATCCTCGAGAATCACCTGGTTGAGTTGTACGGTAGGACGACTGTTGTTTTCTACCTTGACCTTATCATGGCGTCCCCAGGTTTCGGAGTTGCGCCTTTCGAGCCACCACGCCGCTGCCTGCCAGGAACCAGTATCTGCTGCTGTCGTAATAAGAGACACGCGGGACGCCTCATACTCCGCAAGCGCCTGCTCCACATCTGCGACGAGGCGGGCGAAGTGGGGATACTCCTCTTCACGCTCACGTCCGAACTTCATCCACTCGTACCCCGTGTCAGGAGAGATGCCGGCGAGACGGAAGGCGTTCGTCTGAGAGTTGCCTGACCGGACAGCGGAGACGATTGTCTCGTGCCGGTCAGCGTTGTACTTGGTGGGGCGCCCGTAAACAGAGCGCATTGGCAGATTGTCGCTTGCCATGTCCCCAGCATAGTAACAACTACAATGGGGGACTTAAACCCTTTATTAAAGGGGTATCCTTTAAGATTTTTCTCTGCCAGAGCCCTTGACTGAAAATGTGCAATATTACATCGCCGGTTACATGCGTGTTACATGCAACATACATCGCGTGTGTTACATCACGTTTCACAACGTTATGCAACACACGCGACGTTGTTACATATTACGAATGACGTTCGCGCGAATAACGACGCGAACGCGCATCGCGCATCATGTCATCGTACATCGCGCGCACGCGCGTGTGTTCGTCGTCGTTGTCGATCGCGTTGATATCGCGCAACGTCGTGATCGTGTACGTCGTCGCGTCGTCACATGCGCGCAACGCGCGCGTGCGTGCGTTGTCGTATGCGAATTGACACATGCGACACCAGGTCGATGTGTTGTTGCGATGCGATTGCGCGCGATCGACGTGAAACGCATTCACATGCAACGCACGCGCGTCGTCGTGCGCGTCATATGTGCACATCGCGTTGTGCGCGCGCGCGTCACATGCGAACGCATCGCAAAACGCATCGAACGTCATTTCGCGAATTTCGCGCGTTGTGTATTTGTAATTACGTCGTGACATTTCACACGTCATTTCGTCGTTGATTGACATATGACAATCGTACATCGCATATGTGTGCATTTTGTTATCGTCACATTAACGTTGCATTAATCGTTTTTGCAATACCCCTCGTTTTTTTCCCCTTTAAACCTCTGAAAACCTCCCCCTTTTCTCCTCTTTAAATCCCTCAAAATCTCCCTCTTTCTCCTCTTTAAATCCCTGTGTCGTTCTCCCTTTTCTCTCAGGGAGCGCGTGGGACAGGGAGGTCTAGCCTCCAGGGGAGGGAAAGAGGTCCTGCCCGCAGGCTTCCCTAAGGGGCAGAGTGGCACAGCGTGGGAGGCCATCCCTAAGAGATAGAGTATGTGCGGCCTATGAGTGGGTGCTGTCCCTAAGAGACAGAGTAGCCTATGAGTGGGTGCTCCCTAAGGGACGGCAGATGGTCATGGCCTGACCAGTGCCACGATTCCCTAAGAGAAGTCTGAATAGTGCAGAGAACGGTCAGTGACCGTTCCCCACGCTGTCCTACTCCTCCGAGTAGGTCCCTGTGTAGGGAGAAGGCTCGTCGTCAAAGAACGCAGAGTCATCTCCCTGTGCGTGCCACTCCGACCACTCCTCCGGAGTCCACTCTATGTCTTCAGGGCCTGGCATCTCACTCTCCGGCGTTGTTTGCATAATTCATTATTGCACACCTCTGGATGAGATGCAACCAGCCCCATGTAAATATGCCACTCACCTATCCCTTAGGGACAGAGTGCCATGCGTAGGCCACGCGAGTCTCGTTCCCTTAGAGAGCGCGTGGGCGAGAAAGGTCTAGTCAGGAGCCTGTCCCTCCCATGGTCTGCGGCCTATAGGCCCCATCCCCAAAGACCAGACCCTAGTCGTTTTTTCCCCCCGCCTGGGAAGACACAGGCCGGCCTGGTTCCCTTAGGGTGGCCTCGTAGTGGGTCGTGGCGTGGCCTGACGGGTACCAGGATCCCTAAGGGAACAGTGACAACAGGAGAGAACGTCGTATCGCACGCGACGTTTCCCCCATTGTCCTCTATGCGTCGTACATGCGTGCGAGGAGGGGATTCCCCAACATGATGTACGTTTCGGCCCCGAGGTTGCGAATGTCGTCGTCACGCTCTCCGCGCTCCAACGTATCGCACATGCTCTCCGTCATAACGAAAATCAACGTCCCTTGCACGTCGGGGATCGCGTGCATGTTCTCCAGAACGTCGATCATCGCATCGCGTCGTCCCCATTTGCTGGAGACGTCGTTCGTGCGAATGTCGTTGATCCCTGCGTTGATGTTCCGGAGACGTCGTGCGACACGCGCACGCCTCCCCTTGTACTCTCTGTGCGAGTAGAGATTGTGCAAAATCCCTGTCGTAAGAGACATCGTGTGATTCCTCTCCGTCGTTGATTTCATAATTCATTATCGCATATTCCCTCCTCAGGTCACAAGAATCTCTTTGTTAATTTTGCCAGGGGGGCTCCCTTAGGGAAATGGTGTTCCCTCACCTCCCCTTCCGAAAGTAGAGAACCCCCACAACGTACCCAGCAGAGAACACGAGCGCAGAGAACAGAAGAGCGATTGCGTAAATCATTTCTTCTCCAGCGTTGATTGCGTAATACATTATCGCATATCCCTCGTGAAGACACAACAGTCTCTTTGTTAATTCTGCCACGGGGCCTCCCTTAGGGATAAGCCTGACCGGTACCAGGATTCCCTTAGGGGTAGGCATGACCGGTCCTGGGATTCCCTTAGGGACGGCATACTCGTTCCCTTAGAGAGACCGTGATACAGAGAGGTCTAGTCCCCTTTGGGACCGGGCCCCCTTGCCTAGTTCCCTAGCGGGTTGATAGGAGAGAAAATGATGTTGTCGTCACCCCTGATGAACGCGACGTGGAGAGCGACACGCAACGCCTCTGGGGCAGACGTCGTTTGCGCGACGAGATTTCCCCTGGGCGTTATCACCTCCCACCAGGGACCTTCCACTCCGGGCATGGAGGAATTGTCGTGTTCGATTACGGAGATCATTAGAGGTCGCCCAGGGTCAGAATGATGCGCGGGGTGAACCCAGGGTGCGGATGGAGGACAGCGGGGTCAACGGGCGACACGTTGGGGTCGTCGTAATCGGTCACCCCGATTTCCTTTCGGAGCGAGTGCGTGCCCCTAATCCCGGAGACGATATCGTGACGGAGACGGTAATCGTCGTGTACGGGGCACGATGTGATGTCCAGGGTGTCACCCTCAAGGTAAGGGTATTCGATAATCCCACCCTCGTAGAGCAAATGCACGAGGTCCCTAGCGGAAATCGTGTCGATGTAGGGCTTGGAGTCGGACATTATTTTCCTCCGTCGTTGATTGACATATGCACATCGTACACGATGCACAAGGGATGTGGCCGCCTCTTTGTAAATTTGCGTGACCGGTCCCAGGATCCCTAAGAGGCGAGAGCGTGACCGGTACCACCCTCCCTTAGAGAGATCCCTTAGGGATTCTGATGCCCACCTCCCTTAGGGAAACTATTCCTCCCTTAGAGAACCCGTGACAGAGAAAGGTCTAGCTCTTAGAGAAACCGTGACGGAGAGAGGTCTAACCCCCGGGGAGAAAAAAAAAATCTCTTTTTATACGGAGGGGTTCTGGCCCTTGGGGCCAAGTTCTTCCCTTAGATAGGTATAGGAAAGAAAAAGAGATGCGGGCCAGGGGACAACGACGAAACCCCCAACCCGCACCCCTTATTGGGTCACGCGGCGCTCTTGACCTGCGTGCCCTTCTTGCGCGGAGCGCGCTTACGCGGAGCGCTCTTCGTCGGCGTCTCCGCCCCCGTAGGCACCTCCGTGTTCGCGTCTACCCCGACGTTCTTCCGAGGCTTGCGCTCCGAGGCCATGATGCTCTCGAACGTCTCCAGGTCCGAGTCCTCCGTGATGGAGCGCTTCTTCGGAGCGGACGTCGCCTTGAGGGCAGCGTTGTACTTAGCCCCATACGACGCCTCTGCGATCTTGCACCAGGGCGACTTGCCCCACTTCTTGTTGCTCTTGTCGTTGTAGAACGCCTCCAACTTGAGAGGGACGTTGCCGCAAGAGCAGTTGTGCTTCGTGCACCTCTTTGCCTTGCGGTTCTCCACGTCCTTCTCCGTCGCAAGGTGCTCCGCAACGAAGTCCTCTGCCGAAATGCCCTTACCCATGATAGAAAAACCCCCCTTCGGACAGTTACCCTGCCCGAGTAGATAAGCACCCCGCGTCGGGTGTGCGATTGGATATAACATATCACCTGCGAAAGAGATATGGCTTCCTCTTTGTAAAACCTAAATCCCCTTCTGGGTGAGGACGAAGTACGCTCCGTTCTCCGAGACAACCAGTTCTCTGTCACCCTTGAGGACAACCCAATAGAACACCCCTCCCCCCTGGGAACCTTCCAGGGTGTCCCAACTCTCTATGGCACCCTCCTGATACAAAATCTGAAGCAAGAGATTCACAGTTCCTCCTCCAAGATAGCGAGCCTGTAGGCCTCTTCAATAGCACTCTCGTCCTGAAGAGAGGCATTCGACTCCTCCAGAATCTCCAGAACGACAGGGGCGAGGTGCTTGGGCACCCCATAACTTTCTATGAACGCGAGAGAACTCATACGAGCATCCCCTTGTGGATCCAGTTGTCAGGGTCCTCTACCATCTCGTTGAGGGTGTCGTATCGCCCTGACATACAGAGCAACTGAATAATCCCTACCTGCTCCTCCGTGAAGGCAGAGAGGTTAATCACGGAGATGTTGGAGCGAAACACACCCCTGTACTCTTGGGAGACGTGGTCAATCAAGAGCACAGGCTCCGCGTCAAGGGGAACCCTACGCCTCTCAAGCGCAACCTCTACCTGCTTCTCCTCTGTGCTGTGAAACATTACGGCCGACTCCTCTCAGTAAACGACCAAGAGCCATCCTCGAAGAGATTGACCCTGATACGGATGATGGAGCTGTCGTTGAGGGTAACCCAACAGTCGCCCCTGTAATCGCAATACGCCCCGCGCACGTCTACCCCGTCAGCACGGAGCGACTGCGTGACCTCGTCAGAGACGCGATCTGCGACGACATCCCTGTCTGTCGCATACATCACCCCTCCTGCGAGAGCGCCTGACGCGACAACGATGGAGAAAAACGTGCGAGCCCTCACGCAATCACCTC